CCTATGTGTATTTCCTAAACGTGATGTAAGCTTATTCATTGATTTAGCTGTAGGAGTTTTTAAACCTTTTGATTTTGGCTTTTTATTAACAAAATAAGCACCAGCACCTATTGCAGCAGCAGAACCAGCAATATGCTCTTTGCTTCCTAACTCTACCTTAGGCATTGAACTTAAATAATTTCTAGCGGCTTTACTTCCCAAATCATTACCAACATAACTTCTTTTAGTAGGCATTTTAAGTTTTCTGTCCATTAAACAGTCTCGCCTTCAATAGCTATAAAAGCACCACGCCTTACTTTGTGGTATCTTGTGAGCCGTATTCCTTGCGTTGTGACTTGTTGTGAATCTCTGGCTTTTGCCATACGGAATTGCTGTTGAGCCAACTGAACGTATGACTCTGCAACTTCTGCGTTTCTTGTTACAGACAAAGCTAATATGGAAGCCAAGCGATATATAACCCAAAGGGCAAATGCAGGGGGCCAATACTGTGTATCAACCCGAAACAGGTAATTCAGAACCACAGTGTCGTTTGCACCAGCATTTATGTAAATATAACGCTCATAGATTGAATACTCTTGCACAACATCATCAATAGTAACCGTATGCACTTGCATGACGGCTGGTGTGGTTGGAAGGGAGTATGCTGCGTCCCAACGGTCCAAAGGGGCAGCAGTGAGCCTTGAAAGCTCTTTCTGACCCGTTGCAAACTTCCAGCTATGCTGTGCTAGGCAATCCTCGATCACATCTTCATAAAGTGTGTTCATTACCAACGCTTCATCAGAATTGTCTGTAAAGCTTGTTAAAGGCTCTAGTCCAACAAGAACCATAGCCCTTTGAGCAACTTCAATATCGGTTCTTGCTGAAATGGGCATTAGGTACTGTACTTCCCACTAGGATTGCTAGTAGTACGCTCAGTGTTCATCGGATGCTTTGGTGATCTACGCATCTTGTAGTTCTTACGTTTAAGAAGACCCTCATAAACCATATGAGCTTCAAGCCCTGCTTTTGTGTAAGGAAATTCTTTACCGTCACTTGCTGTAGGCATGATCTATCTACCTTTTTTCTGCATGTCTTTTCGCATCTGTCTCAATGCAGAATACATGCTAATTTCTTTGCCCCCTTGTACGGCAAACCCTTTAGGGCCAAGTCTAAAAAGTTTTTCTATTCTTCGCCCCATAGTCATAGGTATTCTTTTTTTACCAGACATTATGTGGCCCTCTTGCCAAGAGTTGCTTTTGAACCAACAGAACGGATCATACCGTTTCTTGTTGTACGAGTGGTTGAAGGGGCAGCTTTCGCTGCCACCTTCTTTGGTGTTGGTTTCTTAGCCATTAGTCGGTATCTGTTCCGCTCAAGCTAACCAGATCAGCCGTATCGACTGTTCCGCTTGCGTTAGCATTTACGCAAAACATACCGTACTCAGGTGTACCGCCAGTTGAGGTTGAAGCAAAAATGATGTCGCCAATGTTCATTTCATTGGAAGCGTCATTAAAGTAACCAGCACTGTCGATAGTGGCTTTGGCATCTGTTGTAGTATAGTGCCAGATGTGGAAGCCATTACCTGTATAGGTGGCTAGTGAGAGATTTGCTTTTACAAACGCCATATCAGCCTCCTAATTTTTCAGTTCACATTCAAACACACCTTCAGCATCGATAAGGACTGAGTTCTGCTGCATTTTGTTCAAAACAAAATAGCTGTCCTTGTCGTTGTGATATTGCATGTTTGAAGAAACATCTGCGCCAATTGCATGAGCAATAGCATCTGCATGGTAAGCAAAGCACTCTCTATGAGTTGTGCCAGCCGCACCAGAACCGTTCATCCCTGTCAGACCGGAATGTGGAAACCACATAAATCCAAGCCAACGTTTTGCAGTCATGCCTGATGGGAATGGAAGATCATTCTCACCTACATACTCTGACCTTGAGAATTGATCCAATGCCATTAGCTGTGACCATTGCTCCCATCCAACGCAAACAAAACGCTTGCCATCATCAGGAACCTCATTGTTTCCGAACTTCTCCATGAGTTCCAAAGCCCACGCTATTGTGATGCCGTTAGATGTCTCATCATGTGCAGAAGTTGTTGTGGTCATCTGAGCTAAAATCAGATCATCAGTCTTACGACCAAGTGCATAAGCACCTGATTGTTGTGCAACTAACATCTCATCATGGTTAATACGAAGTTGATCGAGGTCATCGATCCATTCGCCAGCAAAATAATCCTCAAGAGTCACGTTTACGTTTGTATGCTCAAGATTCATAGGTGCAATTTGACCATGCCGAGATTTGGTAGTCGCAAATCCTTTACCGATTTTCTGGAACGTAGTCTTGTTCTTAACCCCATTACGGTTACGAACAGTATTCCGCAGTTTGGACCCCATGCGCTGATACGCCATGTGAACGCCGGATTCAAACTCCTCGATAAAGGAGGTGGAAATGCTAGATACAGCCATAACCTTATCTCCTCAAAAAGTTGTTTTTCACATACTTTCCGGTTGTTCCGTCCACTTACATGTATATGCAGTTATCCGTGAGGGCTGCTATGTCAGCTTTCGGGCCTTCTAGTAGGCCAACCCTCACAGATTATTTTACGTTTGTTAATTCACATTGCTACATTTGTGAAATTGACGCTGTTCCATGCTTTTTAAGGCCAATCTTGCGTGCCATTGCCTGAACCTTTGCAATATGAACAGGATCACGGTCTTTCCAGTATTTAGGATCAGCTTGTGCAGCCTTTAAATCGTCCTGTGTTATATCTTCTTGGAATGTGGCTTCTGATGTCATGTTAAACTGTGGTTGACCGTTTAATTCCATGACTTCCTCAAAAAATGTGACCATACCAGCAGATGCCGGAATATCAGCAAACACCTCATAAGCTTCCTTGCTTAAATGTGAAGAAGCCCAAGCATCAACCCTTTCAGCCCTTTGTTCTGCATGTTCACCCAAGGCCTGTGACTCAACATTCCAGTCAGGTCCGGTTAATGCGTTATGCTGTGTAAATTCAGACACAATCTCATTAAACTGCTCCTGATTTAAGCCAAGCTCATGTGATTTACCCTTAAACCACTGAAGCATGTTATCATTAGGATCAACTTCAAACGGCTCATCATTTTCATCAACAAGATTAAGAACATAATCTTGTGGTGTAGCAGGAACATCACCAGCAACTTCAGCTTGAAGCTCGCCCATAATTTCTTCTTTGAATTTATCAGATCGTGAATGTAAACGCTGTTCAAGATGCTGGTAGCTTTTGGCAAAGTCTTCTTCGCTATTAAATTTTTCTGGAAGCCAATCAGGTCTGTTTGCCGCTTCTTGAGGTTGCTCCTGTTCCGGCTGAACCTGAACCTCATTAGTTTGTGTTTCTTCTGCCGTTTCTTGCAGTTCTTCGCTCATTACGTTTTCCTTTACTCAGATTGTTTACGTCCCAATTCTGTGCGTTTTTTAATTATAGCGGTAAGCCACCTCGCCCCTTCAGCATGGGCTAGTGTTTCGATATTTGTTCCTGCAGGATGGATATTGTTCGTTGTAATGCTCTCAAGATACTGTAAGAAAGCCTTTCCAACACCTGAGCCAAATAAAGCATAGGCCTTAGAATTAAGGTCAGCTTCAACGTCACGAGTATATCCACGACCATCGATCGAAACATTAATTTGCTCCTTTGCCACTACATGCCGCCTTGCTGCTGTTGCTGCATAAGGCTCATCATATTTGAGATGTTCTTAGCAACCTGTTCACTATCCGCTATCAAAGCCGCATCAATGCCAAACCTGTCTGCCAGAAACTTGATTGTTGCATCCTGTTCATAAAGAGCCGGACCAAACTCAGGCCCAAATGTCTGTGCTATTGATTGCTGAAACCGCATAAAGTCCGATACGTCTTGCTGGTCTTGCGCTCTTAGCAATGGAGATACGGCAACAACCTTTAGTTCTCGTCCATCAACCTTGGGCAACTCAAGCAAACCCTGCTGCGTATAAATATGGATAACCCTTTCGACAAGCGGTTGCAGGAACTCTTTCTGCATCCTGCCAGCGACAGCACCCATGTCTCTAGCGACATCAGCCAGCCTTTCCGAGACTTCGGTTGCGGATAATGGTGTCTTAGCATTCGGGCGAGTATCAAGCTCATCAATGAACAATGCCTTTCTCACGTTCCTTCGCATGTCTTCGAGAATTAACTGTCCGACATCAAAACGTGCTGGTGATTGAAGGGTGTCTATTGTCGAGCCGGGGCTTCTAGGAATAAATGTTCCAGGCTGGATCGTTACGTTGTCAGGATTAAATACGCCATCATCATCATAAACATATGATCCGGCTATCGCCATTTCTGCGTTTTCAAGAATAAGCTGTACTGTCAGGTTCAATGTTTTAATTGCTGGCATGGCTTGAAGTATCGGACCACGACCCCAAACTTCGTATCCCGATTTAGACCAGCGTGTCGTTATCCACGGAACAGACCCACGACCAACCATCTTCGATGTATGAAGAATAGCTTTGTCAGTTTCCGAAATCAGATAGTAAGTGTACTCATCCTTAAACCTGTCAGCACTATCATACATTGTGGCTTCGATAATCTTGGTCTTACGTCTTGGATCACGCTTTTGCGCTGATTCCATCTCAGGCGTGTACTGAGCATAAGGATACATATGCTTTACTTCGGTAATGTCGCAAGTGTCGTTCCAGCGAAACCA